AAAAACGGCAGCGATTGGATGGACTACAATAAGACGTTTGGCACGTCTGATCCGTTCACAGCAATGGTTGGCGGTATGCACGGCATTGCCCGCGACATTGCGCAAATGCGCGTTCTTGGCCCCAATCCGCGCCTTGGTTTGGAGTTGGCGACACAGCATGCGCAAAAGCGCGCCAACATGTTGCGTGATGCTAAGTTGGAAAGCCGCGTTAATCGTTCGGCCGCTTTGTCGCGCACGATGCTTTCACACTTGGATGGGTCCGTTAACGTGCCGGTGAATGAATTTTGGGCCAGCTTCTTTGGTGGTGTGCGCAAGGTTTTGACCGGCACACAGCTAGGATCTGCGCTTTTGTCCTCAACAACGGACGCGGCAACCATATCTATGGCGGCCAAAGTCGCGGGCATGAACCCAACAAATGTTGTTGCCCGATCTGCAAAGCTAATGTCGTCGCCAGAGGCGCGCAGAATGGCAGCACGTGGTGGTTACATCGCAGATAGCTTGGCGGATATGGGGGCCACAGCGGCGCGTTACACCGGTGATACATACGCGCCAGAAATAGCCGAGCGCATTAGTGGTTTCACCATGCGGGCGTCTGGTTTGGCGTTCTGGACCGACATGAACAAAATGGCGTTTCAGATGGAATTTGGTGGGATGCTGGCAGCCGAAGGTTTGGCTATGCGTTTGCAAATGTTGATCGAAGAACAGTTGGAATTTGCGGTGCCAACAGCCAGTGTTGAAGGTCGCGCCTTGATGGTTGGTGACACAAAGCCTGGCACATTTTCGGGCGAGTTGTTGCGCAGTTCCACCATGTATAAAGGTTTCGCCTTATCGCTGACACTTGGTCAGATCCGCCGGCATAACAGCATTCCAACAACTTTGGGCCGTGCTAAATATGCCGCCCAAATGTCAGCTGGTCTTTTGGTGCTTGGTGGTGTTGCCGTTCAGCTGAAAGAAATGGCCAAGGGGCGGGATCCACGCCCAATCAATGAGGGCAAGTTTTGGATGGCTGCAGCGTTCCAGGGCGGTGGCCTTGGAATTTTTGGTGACTTCTTTGCGTCAGAGACAAGCAGATCTGGGGGCGGCATTGCGGAAACGCTTGCGGGTCCAGTCGCGGGTTTCGCCAGTGATGTAATCAAGCCTATCGCCAGCAACGTGACGCGCGTTGTGGAAGGCAAGGATACAACATTCGGACGGGATGCCAGCAACTTGTTGCGCTACAACACACCGGTTGCATCTAGCCTATGGTATCAGCGCCTTGCATTTGACCGCCTTGTTGCGGACCAGGTTCAAAGTCTTTTGGATCCAGACGCGGAAGCGGTTTGGCGCAGGCAGGAAAAGAAGCGAGAACGTGACTTTGGCACGGAAACGTGGTGGGGTCGCGGTGAGACATTGCCCGAGCGTGGGCCTGATCTAAGCAATGCACTAGGGGCCAAATAATGACCGTTGAAACATTCGAACAGCCAGACAATTTTGTTTTACAGTCGATTGGGCCGCACCCGCTAGATTTTTCATACGGCGATGCCGGCGAAGTCCTAGTTTACGCACGTGACGAAGATGGCACATATCTTTTGGTGGATCCGTCGCAATACGTGGTGGATCCACTTACAAACGCAAACGCCGGCAATCTGACATTTGAAGAAGATTTTTTTGATCTACAGCAAGGCACAACAATTGTCTTGCGTCGGAAAACACAGATCGAACAAGGTTGGGCAGGCCAGGGCAGTGCGCGCGAGGTTGGATTAGAACGCCAGCTGGACGCCATGACGCGCATGTTGCAAGAGCAAGCGGCGTTTTTGGATCAAGTCCTAGCCGCGCCATTTGATTATCAAGGTCCAGCTTTTCGCCTACCATTACCGGTCGATGGTGAATATTTGATGGGTGATGGTGAAGGGTGGGCAACTGGTCTGCCATTGCCGCTTACAGTGCGGGATTTTACGGCGCTTATTGCAGAGCGAACCGTGGAAATTGATACGATCCAAAGCGAGGTGCAAGCCATTGCGCAAAGCGCACTAAATGCAGAAGCCGGCGCATTGGGCTATTCGACTGTTGCGCAGCAGCATTCCGGAACCGCAAACACAGCTGCATTAAACGCGGGTCTTGATGCCCAAGCATCATCAATCCAAAGAGCAGCTGCGGTTGTAGCAGCGGAGCAGGCCGCAGCAGATAGGGCAGCGACGGGTGTTGCAGCGTTGGCCGCCGATAGCAATCGACAGCTTGCGCAAACAGCAGCTGGCGCGGCGTCTGTTGATCGTGATGCGGCTGCGCTTGGATCCGAGGCGGCGGCCTTGGTCGCCACAAATAGTTCGCTGGTATCAGTTGCAGCGAGAGACCAAGCAAACCTAGAGGCTGCGACAGCCGCGACAAAGGCAAGCGAGGCGTTGGCGTCTGCCTTAATCGCGCAGACCGCACAGCAAAATGTAGACCAATCTTTGTCGTCACTTATTGCCTTGCGTGTGAAGTCAGGCACGGCCAATGCAATCGTGGAATTGGTTGCGGCAAGCGCGCCTGGCGGTGCGGCTTATTCGGGGGTGAAAATAGCGGCTGACTTGATCGAATTTATTGGCCTTGCATCGTTTGGCGGCGCGGGCCTGCAAACTGCAAACTATGAAGTTGGGGAGGCTGGTGCGCGTATTGCTCAAAACTTTGTGGAGTTCAATTCAGATGTTATATTCAACGGTCGTATAATAGATAAAGATAATTTGAAGCGCGATGCGGTAAGGGTAACGCGAAGAATTTACGACAACCTTTGGACAGGTGTGAAAGGGTTAGTAAACGGTGACTATGTTCTGGTTGGTCAAACGGATGTTTTTCCAGCTGGTACTTTTGAAAGCATAGTGCAGATCGGTCAAGAATATTTGAACCCAATTGAGTTGTTTATGACGGGTCGGTTGAGCGTAAAATCTGATAATACAAGCGTAACTTTCTTTGTCGAAGCACTAATCGGATCAACGTGGTGGTCGGTTCAAGATATAAATCACTATCACACACACATACAGAACATTAGCGTCGGTTCTGGTCGTGCCAAAGTGTTAGGGATGCAACCAGAATTGTGGACCAGAATAAGGGTAAGGAGCGTAGTGCAGGGAGGTTCAAGAAACGATGGGGAAACGGCCGCTAATGGATCAGGTTTACTATTTACTGTAAGTCAAGATAGAGCTGTGATCTAAATCGCCAAAATATATTGTCTAACGGAGAAGTAAATTGAACAGCGTTTTTGAAGCCTTCGCAGATATTAAAGAGCAAATGACCCTATTGATGGTTTCTGGTTCAGCTGGTGCGTTTACGACAGCAATTCTTGCGCCAAGCGACCATTGGAAACAACGGGTTGCGCAGGCGATTGGCGGGTTTTTAGGCGCGGTGTGTGTCGGTGGTGTTGGTGCAAAGATCACAGAAGTTGCATTTGATGCTGGCCCTTGGGCTTGGTTGGCTTGGGGCTATCTGATGGGATTGGGTGGACAAGAGGCCGTTCGTAGCATTCAGCGGCGTCTATTGGGTAAGGATGAAAGCTGATGCTTTTTGATTTGGTTAGCGAGTATTTCAGTCTTGCCGTTTCAATGGCAACGGCCGTTGTTTTGCTTTTCCTTTGCGATCAAAACAGCGGTGGTGTTGAACCACATGCAAAAAAAATTGCGTCTGGTTATGGCGTCTTGGGCGTGTGTGTCTTGGTCAACGCGCTATTCAGACAAGTGCCCGAGGTTATCCATTTTCTACCTTGGTCAATATGGTGCAGCCGTCTTGCGCTTCTTTGGTCGCTGTTTTGGGTATCGCGCCGTCTTAATATTCTTAAACATGAGGTAATTGAAAATGCCAAGACGTAGCGAAAATTTCCACGACAAAGAATTTCGGTGTAAGTGCCGCCATCGCGCGCCGTGGTTGCCCGAGTGCAAACAAAAATTCGTACCAAATGAATTGATTGCGATCATGCAAGACGTGCGTGACCACTTTGGTGCAGCCGTTACAGTACATTCGGGGCACCGATGCAAGGCATACAATAAGCACGTTGGGGGCGCAAAACGTTCCAAGCACATGAAGGCTATTGCATGCGACTTCACAGTTGATGGTGTGACACCAAACGAGGTGGCGGAGTATCTATTAGCGAAATACCCGAACCAGTACGGCATTGGTCGCTATAACACCTTTACGCACATTGATGTGCGCAAGCGTCGGGCACGGTGGGACAATCGCAGATGATCCGATTTACTCCCTACATTTTTCTGGTGGGTGTCACAGCCTCTGCAGTTTGGTGGGTGGGTAGTCTTCAACGTGATAATCTTGCGTTGACTTTGAAAAATCAGCAGCTGCAATCTGACTTAGAATTGCAGCTGCAAATCATTCAGATGAACAAGCAAACCAAGTCAATTGTGGAGTGGGCGGAAAGCCGATCACATGCAGCTGACATAGAGTTTGAAAGCCTTGTGGAAGATGCCAAAAAGCAAGGGGGGCGAGATGCGCCGTTACTCGATTTTCAGCGTTATGTTATTGAGCGGTTGCCTTAGCGAACAACCGCGCATCAATGTTCCGGTTATTGTTGATGTGCCGGCAACTTTGCGTCGGCCGTGTCCTGGTCCAACATTCCAAAATGTAACAAACCAAGGTTCATTCGGTGATGCTGTTTTTGCACAGCAACGGGCGCTTGAATGTGCTAACAACAAAATAATCGCTATCGACAAGATTTTGTCATGTAGTGAAAACCAGTCTGATTGTGAAGTCGAGGAGCAATAAAATGGCGACGTTACGAAATATCAAATGTGAAAAAGAAGGCAAGTGGCTGGCGTCTGGCCCAGGTAAGGTGTGCTTTTCTGCCAAGGCATTGGTGCCGTGGGGCGTCTTTGATAGCGCCACAGAAAATCCAAAGTTTGGAGAGCCGGCCGGCCGTGCCGATGTGCTTTTTGAGTTGGACTATGGTGAGACAAAAGAGTTGACGTTGGAAGCGGGGGAACACCTTTGGGGTTTTACGCATGCAACGGTTGCGGTGTTGGCATCAACGATCAACCCAGACTTCATTGGCTCTGAATATTTTGGCCAAATCGCTGAATTGCTACGGATTGATGATCTAACCTTTTTACCAAGCGGTGCCGGTAATCCAGCAGTTGTAGGGCTAGACTTTGTTCAAGACGGATCCAGTGACGTGACGGCATACGCTGCGCTTGGATCTGCGGACATGTCGGTTAGTGCCACAGATTTGCAAGACGGATCCGGTGGTATTGGTGTGTCGCGGTTCTTTAATTGGGATGCGACAGCAAATCCAATCTATCTTATTTCGGAAGAATTGGCCGGTGCAGAGAGCGCGGCGCGACTGTCAATTGTTTTAGTGGACAGTGACGTTGTTGGGCCTGTTAGCAGTGTGGCGGTCAGCGGTCTGAATTTTGACGACTATAACTTGGTATCGACTGCGCCGGCCAATGGTGCTGTTGATGTAAGTTCCTTGACCGATCTTGCCGTGGAAATGTCTGGGCCAGCTTATGAGGGAGTTGGATCTGTGCGGCTTTACGCGGGTCAGGTTTTGCTGGCGACAATTGCAGCGGCAGATTGTTCCTATGCAGGATCTACGGTTACAGTCCCATGTCCCGTATTGCCGTTGTCCAGCACAATAAGCGTGGCTTGGGATGCAGGGTTTGTGACCGATGAACACGGAAACCCAGGGCCGGAATTGTTGCAAGACACGACGCTAAGTTTCCAGACGGAAGCAACGGCCAGTTATCCAGTGGCAAACTTTGTGACTGCAAAGGGCGGTGGCAATTTTTCTTCTGGACAACCCCATGCGGTAGACCTTTCCGCCGCCGATGGATCTAACACAAGATTGTTGGTTGGTGTCGCGGCAACGGGTGGCAGTGCAGTCCACAGGGCTTCACTGACAATTGACGGTGTGACCGTTGCGCCGCTCTTTAGTGCTGATTTAACCGATACGCCAAGTGCAAGGCTGCAAATTTACGAAATCGTTTTGCCGGCCGGCGGCACCGCTGCATCAACTGTTATGACGGATCAATCTGGCAGCAATTCTTGGGAGCAGTTTATATTCTATGAAGTTGTTGGAGGCGTGACGGCGCGAGACTATGCCGAGGATGCCAAAAGTTCTGGCCTTGATGATCTGGTTGCAACCGTAACCACTGGTCCTGGTTTTGTCGTGGCATTCACTGCGTCTGGCGCGTCGGCCGATCAATCAGACATTGTCTTTAGTGCAAACATTGGGCAAGCGGATGCAGATGTAAAAGGCTTGGCCAATCGTGGCGCGGCGTCTGGTAGTTTTGCAACAAAGGCCGTTGGAACCGCAACGGTAGAAGCCGACCACTTAGCTTTGAGTGAGCAGGTGGCCTTAGTCGTGATGGGAGTTCAGTAATGGCTATTCAATTTTCGAGCAACAAGCTGCAATTTGATGTGCGGTTTGAACCTGCAAACCCGCTAGTTGGCGAGTGTGTGCGTGTCCACATTGATGGTGTTGGAACGCATACAGACGTTGCGCCGGAAGATGCCAACAAAGCCTTGTGGATCCAAACGCAGACGGGCGAAGATGATTTGGAATTTAAGTACCGCCCAGGCAACTTTGCCTACAATGTTCCAGAGGTTGCCAACATCGCGCCAACGCGGGATTTTACAGCCGCATATGCAACGCCTGGTCAAAAGGTTCTGACCATCGAAAGCAACACATGGAACAGTGATATTGTTGAACAACAGTTCACAATACCGGTAACAGATCCGGACACGGTAGCTTGGACGCACGATTATTATGTGGACCTATCGGGTGATACGTCAGGTATGCCGGCCGTTGGCGGTGTGGTTCAACACATCACAAACAGCGACCAATTGCGCGCACTACACAATTCGCACAGTTTGTCCGATCTGGTTCGTATCAATTGGCGTGGTGGCGTTGTTCACAATTATATCATTGATCCGGCCAACGCGCAGATTTTGTGCAATGCGTCCCATACATATATGACCACCTTTGGTTCGGCGGATCCTGCGGAAATTTTCGTGGGAACAACCGAAGATACGACCTTAGATGCGGTTACGCAAATGGCGCTTTTCAACAACGCTGACAGCACAAAAATCACAATGCTTAACCTAGAATTTGATTGTGGTTATTCGCCTGTGAACGGTGCTTTTGAGCGGGCAAAGGTAACAATCTTGTGGGGTGTTGGGACATACAATGCGTCACAGAGTGTTTGGCGTGTGAAAGCAAAGGGCCATGACATTATGTGTCGTTTTTCGGCCCCAAACTTTTCGGGCAATAATGTCGCTGCGGTTGATTGTCTTTCAGAAGATGCTTTCAACTTTGGTATTTCGTTTGCCTCGGGGATCAATGACGCATTGTTTCGTGGTTGCAGGGCAACGATGCAGTTGAACACAGCGCGCGGTGATACCAAAACAGGTGGCCGCGCCGATATGGCGGATCACGCTGTTATTCGGATCCAAGATCACAGTTATATTTCTATGCTGCAATGCGACTTCACATGTTTGGCTGGTTGGTCTGGTTGGGGCGGGTTTGATAAAGCTATCCAACCGGTTCTGCGGGCATACACCAACCAACTTTTGGAAGGCATGACAAGCCGGATTAGCGTAGCTTGGAACAAAGGCCGTGCGCGTGTTCTTGCGGGCTTTGGCGCTTCCACACCAGAGGCTGCACCGTATCAAGTGATTGCACCAAACACGCTTGTTGTTGGAAATTCTCATGACCACGCCGGTCAAGGCACATATATGCTGGACACAAATATGGGTGGTGGAATTACGGCTTATGCTAACGTCAATTACATTCCGTACATCGCGTCCGGCCAAGTGTCATATGGCCACGCATTGCTTGCGATGGGTGGGCGGTTTGATAACACAGGCACTGACACACAGGGAGTTTCTGATGCGTCCTGGCAAGCGCCTGTTTACGTGGCGCACAACGTCATGGTTTCGGACATGGGCGAACAGGAGTTTTCTGGTGGGCCGCAAAGTGTGCTTTCCCCTTTCAATGTGAACAACAACGATGATGGTTCTGCAAACCTTACTGCAGAACACAACATTTTTGTGGGTGATTTGTATTCAAACAGTGCTGATCTAACGCCAATGGCACATGTCGATCGTGGCGCAGACTTCCGGCCGATCTCTAGCCAGTTCACCGAAGCGGCGTTGGAGACAAGCCCGCCAATCGACTTTATGCGCAATCGCGCGCCTGGTCGCGGATCATTGCCAGGTGCATTCTTTACTGCAAGTGGCAACGCGCCAGATCCAGCGGCACCGTCTTGGTCAACCCCGCCCGTTATTGGGGAGTTGACGGGATCTGCGGACATTCTTCATGAAGGCATCTTGGGGGTTCTTGAGATTGCAGGTTTGAGTGCCCAAGAATTTGCGGCGCTAGAATGCCGCTGGCGGATTGATGGTGTCGAAGACATTTCAACTGCCAATCGGGAAGGTCTTGCGCCAACGATTGATTGGGCGGCGTATCCATCGGGTACCACGTTTCAGTGCAACGTTACAGCGTCAGACCGATCTGGTGTGCGGGCGTCGTCTTTGTCCAACATCGTGACCAAGCCCTAGCAATAAGCACAGCCCAAAAGAAAGCCGCCCCAGAACAGGGCGGCTTTTTCCGTGAGTGGTGATCTTTTGGGGTTTAGTCGTTGCCGTAGATGGCCGATTGCACAGCGTTGTTTTCAACTTGTTCAAGGCCGGCTGCAGCCATTGCCTTTCGTTGACCGTCTGGCAATTCATCAAGTTTGGTTTTCAACTGCTTGGTCAGCGCTTTAATATCGTCTGCAAGTTTGGTGTTGGTAGCCATTTGCGTGGTTCCTTTTTGAAAAGAGTAAGAAGCAATTTGCTTGCGTTGATCTAGTGCGCATGAAGATGGACCCAATCTTGTCATGTGTCTAGGGTGTGTATTCGTGTCCGGTTTTCCAGCCCATCTATTTTGGTTCATTTGATGTAAGTACGACCGGCGGAGTATGCGGAGATAATTTCGTACATCAATCACGCTCCTGTTCGTCGTCAACGATGAAAGTTAGTGCCATGACCACATAGCCCGCCTCGATGCCGAATTGCCCGCCCGTCAAGATGTAGTCTATGCGAGCGTAGGTTGCGTTTCCGCTGTATTCGCCCTTGGAAAACTTCTTAGGGTCAAATTCGCGAAGCCAAAGAACGTCACCCTTCTGAAATCCCCGATCATCGCGCCGAACCTCAAAGGCCTTCCGCCCTGAAGCAAGGCTGAAAAAATAGGAGGGCCAAACCTTTAGTTCGTGGTCGTATTCCATAAGTGGGAAGTCACCCATCAGAACGCTCCTTCACGTGCTTTGAAATCCAGTCGTGCGGCGCGTAGAACCACTCCCAACCGTTATCGGTGTAAATCCAAAACTTACTCATCTCGCCAACCATCCCAGACCATCAATCACCCTCCTTTGGTGTAATGTTAATGGCACCCCCCCCCGCACTTCGGACGCTTATCATTCGTAGTGGTTCGCCATTGTCTTGGGTCATGACGCCACCACAGGCCGCGTGACGGCCGCCACAGCACGGCGCGAGGTTTCATAGGTTGCGGGCATGTAGGTTTCACTCAAGCGGGCGTCAGTGCCGGCGCTGTTGCCAAGTACATCACCCACATCATCCTTGTGTGCCCCGCCAGCGCGCGCCCAGACACCAAAGGTGCGGCGCAGGTCACGAAACTGCAGCGTCACAATGTCAGGGCTTGTTTGGTTGGCGTGTGACCGGATCTTGGCAAACTTTCGACCAAAGGCATTGACCGAGTAAGGTTCACCAGCTGGCGAGGATGGAAAAAGATAGGTTTGGCCAGGCTTGGCGGTCGCAATCATCGCGCGCAAGCGTGGTTCCAATTCGGGATGGACGGGCATGGCGCCGGAATTGCCCCGTTTCTGGCGCGTGAGCGTCCAAATGAAGTCGCGCCGGCCACGCACTGCATTCACCGGAACATGTGTGTCTTTAAATCCGGCAACGCGGGCATTGATAACGTCAGCTTGGCGCGCGGCCTGCAGTGTGGAAAGTGCGATTGCACAGGCCATATCAGGCATGCCCAATGCGTCGGCCGAGGCAACCAGCTGGTCAAATTCATCCCAAGTTGCAAAGCGATCACGACCTTTCGGCACGTGCATCTTGAGATTATAACAAGGGTTGCTTTGTTCCGACCGCCAGCCAAGTAATTCTGCATAGCTGAAAAGAATAGACATCATGCGGATCGACTGCAGCGCTTGAAATTCACCATTCTTGGCATAAAGGATTTCATACCATTGGTGCATCATAGGTTTGCTAAACGCGGCCGTTGCTTTGGTGCCCCAGATCTGGCGGATTGCCTTGAGGCGTGACATGTAATCGGTGCGGGTTTTTTCTGGTTTGGATCTAAGATCACGTGACACAAGGTAAAGATCAATTAGCGCCGACAGGCTACGGGATCCGGCTGGATCTGACAGTGGGCCGGCGCGCCGCACGTCTGCAACCTCTGCATTTAGATCCTTGGCGCGGCGCGCTGATTTGGTCAGCTTGCTTTCCCATAATTCGACGGTTGCAAAGCCGAGCGCTTTAACCGCGGCTTCGGGTTCCCACCACACGCGCCAAGATCCATCCAGGCGTTGACGCTGGCGCAGTCGCTTAATGCGTTCAGTGATTGGCTTGCCTTTCATGATGCCTTCCCCACAGATCCGCCATAATGTGCGGTTAGCATATATGCACCAAGCCGCACGGTTTTGCCGGTGCTATAGTTCACCACCATTACATTAAGGCCGAGTGCGTCACGAATTTCGCCGCGTTGTTCGTAACCGTTGCCGGTTGTCCAAGTGACCGGCGTACCTCTTACGCAGATCCGGTCGATGGTTTCGCGCAAGATGTTTTGAGCCATGCGTTCATTGGCCATGGCTTGCGCAATCGTTAGTTCTGATTTGGGCGTGTCAGACATTCTAAAATTCCTATCATGTTGTGAGGTCGGTAGAGACTTGGCATTGAGTGATTTCAATGTGTTCGACTTGGCTTTTTTCAGACAAATAAACAACGTAATTGCACCCCCGTTCTAAATGGATACGGCAATCAACTATGCGTACCTTTGGGCCAATTGGAATGTCTAAGGGTGCATCAAGGCGCAAGTTTTTGCCGCGCAAGGTGAGCCATTCACCTTCCATTGCCCAACCGTTTGGCAATGCGCTTCCAGGGATTGCGGCTGCAGCTGTAGCCGCAGCTAGTGCGGTGAGGAAGTCGCGCCGGTTCATGGTTCATCCCTATCTATATGTGGGCCAATCTCTATGAATTGCTTGCCAAGATCTGACAGCCATGATCCATAAACAGACGATCCATGATCCAAAAAATTGCGTTGGTCTAAAAAATGGGCGACAAATTCAGCCACAATTTCTGGATTTTCTTGGACTAAGCCGGTGATTTTTTCAATCGGTCCATCACCTTTGTATCCATGTGTATCACGGTCAAATGTTTCGCAAGCATCAACCAAAAATTTGTGAACGTCCGCAGGGTTTCCGCATCCGCAAAGGCCCAGATGGTCGAAATACATAATTTCGGCCTCGGTGTCGTAATGGCAGCCGCCTGGACCAACCAACATGTCGTTTGATGGGTCCGTATTGAACACCAATCGGGCGCGCGGGTCTGGTCTAGGCATTTGATAAATCCTTTAACTTAAATTGGCGCAATGGCTTCCCATTGCATTTAGGGCAGGGGTTGCCGCGAATTTGACCGCGCAAACACCAAGTGCATGTGCATGCAACCATGCCAGGACCGGCCGTGCGTTGTGATACCAACGGACGAAACATTGTGGGCAGTTTGAGCGCGGCCAGATCCTTGCGCAAAAGATGTGCTGCAGATCTTGGGGCGGGTGTGCCGATTGCATGCGCGGGGTACACTATTTCAAATCCCCATCTTCAATCGCTTGGGCGATTTTGCGCAGGTTGAATATGACAAGATCAGCATTATTGCCCTCGCTTGCTTCGTCACCAAGTTCGCCAGCTTCAATAACGTCATCTGCTGATACGTTTGCTAATGCATTGGTTAATACGAACGCGAGTTGTTCGATGTTGCCGGCCAGCTGGTCGGCCATCTGGCCACGCAAAACGTCTGTGTCAAAGTTGTAATCGCTCATTCTATTTCCATTCAGTTTTTGTTGTGCCCGCCGCGTGTGCTGTTCGGTGCGGCGGGCGGGGGTCGGGGCCGTGAGTGGTAGAGCAGACGAACAGCGCCCCTGCAGCTTGGTTTGCGGATGGTTTCAAGTTCCGCACGTACTGGTTAGCGGTGCTTACCTCTGACTGTCAATACAATAAATTTTCAATTCCGACTTTTATTTTTTCGCATCGGTGTGTTGTGTTGATGTTGGCTTTTTGATGCCGCAACACCTTAAAAATATGACTGAAATCAAAGTTTGCAAAAAATTCAGAAACCGTGTTGACATGTGTATATGCTTTGGCGCTATATCTAGCGCATGAGTAAGCACCTTACACCACTGACTGTATCCGAACGCCTAATAGGCGGAATTTCAGACATTGCCGCAGTGTGCGGTTTGTCTGAAAAGGCACCATTCCACTGGAAAAATGCGGGCGGTCACCATGATGCTGGTGATATTAGATCGACGCGGCAGCAAAAAATGTTGCTGCGTTACTCGCAAGAATATTCGCTTGGCTTGACGGCCGAGCATCTAATATTCGGCGCAACAGAAGATCAAGTTGATGCCATATTGGCCAACCGGTCGAAGGTAGCAGCCGAATGACCGCCACGCATGAACCCGTTTGCATTCCAAACAAACTGCCTTTCTTGCGTGGCTTGACTGCCTGGTGCGGCCATTGCCCGTCCCCAAAAACAGCGCCGGCCGCGCCAGGCTTTTTTATTCAGTTTTGCATGCGTGGTATAGCAGCGGCGCATGCAAATATTGCGGTGGCATCACCTCCTCCCGATGCACAAGGCATTCTGCCTTGTTACCCATTGGTCCGGAACAATGGGTGAGCCGCAGTCAATTTTGATGGGCGCATTGAGCGTGTCCCTGCAAGCCAAAGGTGGATTGGTTGATGCGCACGATATGGCGGATCTGTTAACAAAGACGCAACAACTTTTAGATGCGCAGCACCCATTGGCCAAAGCCATTGTGGGTTTCAAGGTCCAAACCGAAATGTACCAAAGTCCAGAGCGGCTTGCGGAATTGGGTGAAGAATTGTCGCGCCAGGTTCTATTGCATAGCCAGCCAAAGCCACCAGGATCCGAAAGGAAAGACATTAATGGTTGATCGACCTTTAAGCCAAGCCGATGCGGTTTTGATAAATGGGGCAGCGCAGATTTGCCACACGACGATCCACGATCCAGAGCGGCAAGCGATGGTGATTGATTGTTTGCGCGAGGCGGTAAATTCCGCCAATTGGGACCATCCAATTTCGGGGCCGCTGGTGTCGAAAGTGCGCAATCTTTTGGATGATTTGCGCGACAAAAAAGAGCCGTTGCACCGGCGCTATGCCTTTGAGGTAGGAGAAATTCAAGCGGCGCTTGTGCCAATCTTTGAATGGCGCATGGGCGTTTCGCTTGAGTTGTTCCGCGAGGGGCGGTCAGCTGCATGACGCCGATATGTCGAGAAGTGCGGCATTTCATTGCGCAAAAATTTGGAACAGATTTGCGGGCAATCAACCGCACAGCGCGTTTGGATGATCTTGGCATTGATAACCTGGACAAACTGCAGCTGGTGTTGGGGCTGGAAGATCATTTTGACATTCATATTTGCGCGCAATCGGGCGCGCACATGCAAACCGTTGGTGACGCGGTAGAAATCGTTGCCTTTAACTTAGGGAGTGCATCGCCATGAGCGTTGATAAACTGACACGATATTTCGGCACAAAGCAGATCTTGGCCGCGCCTATGACTTTGGGCGACTACAACAACCATCAAGGTTGGGATTTGCCCGCCGATCAAGACGGATCCGAGGAAGGATTTTTGGTTGAGTACGTCGATGGTGGGCCGCCAAATCATCCAGAACACAACGGATATATTTCATGGTCACCAGCTGATGTTTTCAACGCGACCTATCGTCCCACAACAGAAATGGATTTTAGCCACGCTTTGCAGGCAATCAAAGGCGGCTATCGTTGCGCGCGGGCCGGATGGAACGGCGAAAACATGTTTGTCTTTTTGGTCAATGGTTCGCGTTTCCAAGTTAACCGGCCGCCGTTGCTTGGTATTTTTGAGGAAGGGCATGAAATTACATACCGCCCACACATTGACCTTTGCGCAGCTGACAATTCGATTGGCGTCTGGCAGCCAAGCATGGGCGACGTGATGGCAGAAGATTGGATGATTGTGCCAGGGCGCGCCGACTGATCCAAACGATAAGCGCATGATGTGCCCTTGACCTGGGCAAGTCTTCAAAAGGCCCAACTAAACAGAAAGGAATACCATGTTTTTTAAAACAAGTATGGCTGCAATCATGGCGGCAATGGTCGGATCTGCAACGTCTCAAAATTTTGATTTTGGTAGCGATGTTGGCCGATACATTGGGCCAAGTGGTTATGGGGGCAAAAAGCCTCAAAAATCTAAGCACAGTCCCGCAAAAGATCGTCGCCAGGCCGCAAAGCGGAAAGCAGTAAAGCGCGCGCGTCGATTGGGGCATGCATAATGAGTGCGATTGATGCCTTAAAGGTCAAGTTACAGAACACCGATTTTCGTGTGAGATATTCTGTTGAAAGTGTCGTTAGAATAGGCGCTTCTATTGATGATCTTGATGCGTTTCTAAATTCCGACCATCCACAAGGTGATGGAACGGAGTTAGATTTGATGCGCCACTTCTTTGCCTGGTGTATCGGTGAGGACGGTTGTGATTTTGACGAGCGAGAAATGCCAGAAGTGTTAGAAGTGCTGGTTGGATTTTCATAAATGACGGCGCGCCCCACATACACCATTGACGAAATCAAAGACATGTTGTTGGCGCGTCTGCCTGATCTGGCTTATAACTACGCGCCGCCGGCGCAAGGCAGCTATGAGGACAAAGGGCACTATTTTACGTTGAACCCTGGCCGCGCGGATAAGTCGGTTGGATCCTTTTGGATCCACGTATCTGGTGACAAGGCGGGAAAGTGGCAAGACAAGGCAACAGGTCAATTTGGCGACATTTTTGATCTGATTAAAATGTCCCTCAATTGTAGCATGTCGGACGCCTTGCGCGAGGCGCGCGCCGTTTTAGGGTTGGGCAGTACGGATCCGGCCGTTATTCGGCGGCGAGAAGAAGCAGCGGAGCGCGCCAAGCAACAAAGAGCGGCCGCAGCAGCTGCAGAGCGCAAGAAAAAGGCCGACCGCGCCAAAACAGCACATGCAATCTGGTTGTCTGGTCGCGCGATCAAAGACACACCAGCTGAATTTTACTTGCGCGATAGTCGCAAAATCGACTTGCGCCGGCTTGGTCACCAGCCTGGGGCGTTGCGGTTTGTTGAGCAATGCTATTACAGCCACATGGACAATCTGACAGGCGAGGTCATAGAGGGAAAATTCCCCGCAATGGTCGCAATTGTGAACGATCACCAGGGGCGCGCGGTCGCGTGTCACCGCACTTATCTAGGTTTGGACGCGGCCGGTCGATGGACAAAAGCAGATTTACCCGAGCAAAAAAAGGTTTTGGGCGACTATGCCGGCGCGTGGATCAATCTTTGGAAGGGCGTGAACCCAGAGGGGCGACATGGCGTCACTTTGGGGCAGTGCAAGCCACAAACAAGGGTCTATGTGTCCGAAGGTATTGAAGACGCTTTGAGTGGCGCAATTCTGTTGCCGGCCGCACGTTTCATCGCCGGCATATCGTTGTCAAATTTGGGCGGGTTAAGATTGCCGGCCAATGTGTCGGAAGTCGTGTTGATTGCGGATCAAGATGAAGGCGTTGAGCAAAAGGCGGCACTGCAACGTGCCGTTCAGCAGCACCAAAAGGCTGGACGTGTCGTTAGAATTTGGCAAAACGGAACCGGCGGCAAGGATCTAAACGATGCCTTGCGTGATAAATGACAAAAAACAAACGGGCGGGCAAAATGTCGGATCAACTAGAACCATGCAGGCTTGGCATAGACGCATGCAGTAGCAAAAACTGCAGTTGTGGGGCCGTTAAATTCACTTTTTCTGACGCAGGGGGTGAAGAAGTGGCCTATGCGTTGGTTGATGTGACCGATTTGGACAGCATTGTTGCGCGTCTGATGGACATTAAAAAAGACTATATGCGCCAACCAGACGTGCTTGCGCGCGTTATGAGCGGCCGACAGCCAGGGCAGGGGTTTCATTCATGACACAGCAGGACCAAACAGAACAGGATTTGGCGGCACAATTAGAAGCAGCGCCGCTTGCGGACGCCGAAAACCAAAATCAAAGCTTGCCAGCTGACGGTGCGGCCGAGGATCCAAACGCATGGCGCGCGGATCTGGACGACGACCAACCCACACCCGATCAAGAACCGCCAAAACGCATGAGTGGCGACAGGCCGGAGGGCGAACTATACGACAATTGCCCCGTTGTTCCTTTGGGTGTGCGGGGCGATTTTATCTATATCCTAGACGTGTTGGGGCAGTTGCGATGCGTCAAGAAATGCGAAGCACAAACCATCCAATCACTTTTCGGCCACCAAATCCCCGAACTTTGCTACAAATTCCCACAATGGACGCGCGACGAAGACAGCGGATCTATGGTGCGAAAGCGCGGGAAGTTTGACCAAGGAGCGGCCAGCATGGCCCTTTATGCCGCAGCAAGCGAATGTGGCGTGTTTAACCCCGAAAATGCGGTGCGTGGCGTTGGTGCTTGGACGGATGATGATGGCAAGTTGATCTATCACGCCGGCGACAAAATTTGGTGCGAAGGAGAGTGGAAACGACCAGGACGCATGGGCGGTCGCATTTATCCAGCATTTCCCCCTATCCCCCGCCCGCTAGATGCCACTACAACCACGGATCCGGTGCCCGAGATATTAAAAACATTGGAAACATGGAACTGGACGTCGCCCGAGACACACCCGTTTCTGACATTGGGCATGATTGGCGCGCAAATGCTAAGTGGCGCTTTGGATTGGCGTCCAGTCTTTTGGTTGCTTGCGCCAGCTGGGGCGGGCAAATCAGAACTGCAGAAGATGTTGAAGCTGATGCACGGCGATGCAGGCTTGGTTCAAACGACCGATGCAACCAAAAGCGGGATCACCAGCAAGCTAGGTCAGTCCAGTTTGCCGGTTGCAGTCGATGAATTAGAGCCAGGCGACGAGCGATCCAGCAAAGAAAAAGACATTATCACGCTTGCGCGGGTCGCTGCGTCTGGTGGTGAATGGTTTCGTGGCACGTCAGATCAAACCGGCGTTGGCGGTAAGGTCTATTCTACGTTTTTGTTTTCATCCATCTTGATACCTGGCGTGATGAAAACCCAAGACGTGCAGCGATTGATACGCTTAGAATTGAAGCCATTACCAAAAGGCATTGCGAAGTTGCACCTAGAGCCGCGCACGTGGCGCAGACGAGGGGCGGCGTTGAAGGCATTGTTGTTTGATCGTTGGGATACTTTCCCCGAGCGGATTGGAATATGGCGTCACGCGCTTGAAAAGCACGATGTGACCGGCCGTGATGCCGACAACTGGCAAACCGTTCTTGCCATTGCGGATATGGCTTTGAGCGAAGACATTATGGATGAAACCAGCATGTCCGGTTGGTGCGAAAAAATCGCGTTCTTGGTCAATGCAGATCGAGAAGAAACACATAACGACGCCGACGCCATGCTGTTGCACCTTATGGGGCAGCCGTTCGATCCGTACAGGCGCGGAGAGCAGTTTAACGTAGCACAGTGGATCATGGCGGCTGCAGGATTGACCGGCGCACCGGCTGGTGTACCCAAGGGCGTTGACGATCAAACAATTGACCCAGATGTAAGACGCAGGGAGTGCAACGCGATCCTGGCTAAGTATGGGCTGCGAGTGCAGGGCACCGGCGAAGAAGCCAAATTGTTCATTGCCAATCAGGCTATCCACGGCTTGAACGAATTGTTTAGAAACAGTCAGTGGCACGGTGGCGTCTGGAAGCAATCAGCATCCCGCGTTCCTGGGGCACAGCCCACCCCCAACCCCCTTACTTTGGCCGGTATCCGTTCGCGCGGATATGAATTGCCAGTGAGGCACATACCAGGCTTGACCAGCTTTCCAATGGACAAGGCGCGCAAAAGCGTTGTGGACGCAGTGAGCGGCAGCAGCGCGGCCGACGATGAAGCAAACTGGACCGTCTAATGCCCGTATTGGCTAACTCTTTGATCCCGCGTCAAACTTGGTGCTTTCCCCCAACCCCAATGGGTGCCAATATCACGCAGCGGAACAGCCTTGCGGCCATGGGTCGGGGGCACAACACCACAACGCAGCACAAATCATCTGTTGTGCATCATGTTGTGACTAAATTGATAGCAATATCAATGACTTACCCAACAACCACAACGACACAACGCGATTTAGCGCATCCCTTGTGTGTGTGCATGCGCATGCGCGCGCGTGTGCGAGCGACACGTTTTTACCGTTGTGCTGTTGTTCCTTTCTTTCAACTCATTGAAAATAAAGAGAAAAAGACCACAACAAAGCCCACAACGCAACAAAATATGGCCAAAAGGCGTTGTGGGTTGCGTTGTGGGTTTCGGTTAAGTCATTGTAAAAACATGGAAAAGGGTGCTTTTTGATGCCAGGACGTGATAATTCATATGAAGCGATGGCCAAAGCGGCCGTCGAAGCGATTGAACAGCAGCGCCAGCTTGGCGAACAGTTGGTTTTGTTGCCAGACGAGGGGAGCGGGTGCGCACCGTCCGACGACACAGGCACAGTTGCGCGTGGAAAGGGCAAGGCGCTAAACCAGATGCGCGAATTTATGGCGGCCAAGGGATACCGGATGCCCGAGGAAGTCTTGGTGCAAATCGCGGGTTTGGCCACGAATGAAGATGCGATGATCTTAGCAATGCAGCGGGCAGAGCAGGTCATAACGTGGGCTTTTGCTGGTGCCACGCGCATGGTGAAGGGTGAGGAAAAGAAGGTTCACCCGTCGCCAGAACAGCGCCTGCGCGCCTTTGAAACACAGTATACGACGATTTTGCGGGCCAATGATGCGTTAATGCCGTATGGAACACCCAAGGCCGCACCGGCAGAAAAGACGGCACCACCAATTCAGATCGTTGTGCCTGGTGGAAATCCGGCAGATGCGCCACAAGCGCGCGATGTAACACCACCACCGGCGCAAATCGGATCCAAGATGATGCCAGCTGATGTGGTTTATGAAATGCAACAAAATCAAGGGGTTACAAATGATGATGATGAAAAGTCGGACACATAAAGTCGGATCGGATTTATAACGTGTTGAAATCATTGGAAATATACCCACGATGCACACTAATTGAAAATCAGTGTGCAAACCCCGCCAGATCAACGCTTTGCCATGCCTGGCAGATCGTCATTGCCGCATTTCGGTTCCGAGGTTTAGGGGGGGGGGCCACCCCGCGCCGTTCCTCTATCTCCGTCTGTGTGACCCCATACGACCTTTTCGGCCATAAGGACGGTTCAAAATGAGCGCGAATGTTGGTTCGGGCTTGGGGGGGCAGGGGGGAAAGCAACCTGTTGCGATTGGGGGTGAGGGGGTAAATACGCCCGAACCGCTTTTAAGCGACGAAGATATGGCACAGATTGATGGATTGTCTGTGAAAGAGGCAATTGAGAAGGTTGCACCAGATGGGGCGGCTGTCAATATGCCAAGTGTTGACGAGGTAACATTCCCTGGTCCGGTGTCAGAGCGCTTCTATTGGTCCAATGATAGCGTTGCCGGCATACAAGGTCCGGTTGGATCTGGGAAAACAACAACGCTTCTAAAGTCGCGGATACGCCGTGCAATCCAAATGCCAAAATCTGTGATCGACGGTGTGCGTCGGTACAAGCTGACTATTTCACGTGAAACATACCGTCAGCTTTGGTCAACTACCATTCCGTCATATCTTGAAACTTACCCCCGAGATATGGGCGTGTGGTCTGGTGGTCGCGGGGATCCGGTAACACACAAGATCCTTTTTGAAGACGACTATGGCCCAATCGAGTTTGTTGCAGAATTTATGGCGTTTGGTGATGACATTGACGCGGCCATGCGCGGGTTGCAGACAACCGACTTTTGGTTGAATGAAGCTGACACAATGCCAGTGGACGTTATCACAACAGGTATTGGCCGGATCAATCGTTGGCCGGCGCGTGAGCATTTCGCGGGGTTGCACGATAGCCTGCGATCATACGGGCAAATCGTATGTGACTTTAACGCACCGGATGGTGATGAAAATTGGGCGGTGAACGTTTTTCACGATAAAGAAAAGCGATTGGCTGTTTCAAAAGAGTTGTCCAAAAATCTACCCGAGGGCGCAAACGCGGTCACGATTGAGTTTTTCAATCAGCCAGGCTTTGGGGAAGATGGTTGCGAGAACCTGCAGAACCTTGCGCCTGGATACTACGAAAGCCAGATTGCACTTAACCGGTTGGCCGGTCGCGGTGACAAAAACGAGCGTTTGGTTTACAACCGCGTTGCAAACATTCGTGTTGGCCAGCCAGTTTTTGAGCGTGAATTTAGCCGGCAGATGCACGTTGCAACGTCCACGATGGATCTTGTGCCAGGGTATCCGTTGCTTATTGGCCTTGACCAAGGGTTCAAAGCGGCGGCAATTTTGGCGCAACACATAGACGGCCGCTATTGGCGGATCTATGCGGAGCTGCATTTCCCCAAAGAACACCTGATGGCGCGCGTGTTTGGGTCGCGACTAGCGGAATTGATGGGCACACCACGATTTAGCCAGTACCGGTGCGGCGGTGCGTGGGGAGACATGGCCGGCGAACAGGGGGCCAGCCAAGGTGAAGATGAAAATGCGTCGTGGAATTTGCTGGCAAGTCAGGCCGCCGGCATAAAGATCAAACCACAGCGCATTGCGGCCAACCGGATCCAGCCCCGATTAGAGGCTTTACGGGCACCAATGGAGTTCGTTGAGGCAGGCCAGCCAGGATTATTGATTGATCCGTGCTGTAAAATGCTTATTCGTGGTTTTGAAGCACGGTATGTTTGGACCGAGGAAGTCAATGCAAGTGGCGATAAACGGAAAATTCCGGACAAATCACACACAGAAGCGAACGTTGTTGACGCCGCGCAATATCTTCTTTTGTCAAAGCATCGCGGCGACGGCACTAGCCCGCTCAAAAAATCCACAACGACAATTGGCCAATCTGATGATATAGGCCATAACGGCGGACCACCGCTGCAAGGCGGCGGCGGTCTAATAACTGAGTACAACCCACTGGACCCATACGGAGAATGAAGATGGCGAAGAAATCAGCAGCAAAAATCAACCAAGATCGAGTTACGGCCGAGGCAAAGGCACACGAAAAAGCGCGTGAGCGTGAAGCCAAAGCGAACCTGGCCAAATTGGTAACAGACCACCGGCGCGGGGATCAACGCGAGTTCATGGCGGATCTTGAAGAAGCCCACAATTTGAAGTTCACGGACAAAGGCGATCTGACATTTGCCAAGATGGCAGGTGTTACAGGTTCCGCGCCGCTTGGTCACAAGGCGCAGGCTTTGCAAAACTGGGCATCGGCTATGCGTCGTTTCCTGATCCGGACCAAGTAAACGCAAATGATTGCCCTGCATCCATATAACGATCACGCGGCCGCTGCGATCTTTGCACAGCTAGATCCGTTTGACCAAATAGAAGCAAACGTGATCCAGGGTGAAATCGTTTCACACCTTGCGATGTTTGCGCAGTGGCGCGCGATGCGCCCAACTTGGATTGCAGGGCACATTTTGGCCACAGATGGCGCGCCTAACTTGGCGGATCAAGCCTTTGCGGTTATGGCCTTGGGAAACACAGGGCAATGCGGTGTGGCGCAAGGTGCGTTTTTGTCGCGCAACCACACGAAATTCAAAAAACCATTGGTGGCAGCGGCCCGAGCAATGGCAATCAATATCCCGTTGCTGTGTGAACAACACGGTATTCACAGAATTGAAGCGCGGTGCTATGCAGGGCACCCAACGGCATCAACGTTTTTGCAGCTGATAGGGTTTCAGCATGAAACAGATATGCCAGGCTTTGGTTCGGATGGAAGCGCAACATTCAGACAATTTTCGTTTGTCCCTGTGCGTGGAAGGGTGTGACGTGCTTGATAATTTTGTTGCCACGAGAACGATTGGTTCAGATCGTCTTTTTCATTCCAGAGCATTTATTCTGGGATTTGGTGACAAGGCACACGGACGAGGGTGGCGTGATGTAGAGGCTGGTATGGGTCCAAGTAAAACACTACGTTCCGCACAGTTGGCATATGAACGTGGCCGTCAATTTAATATTATTTGGGGCAGTCGACCTTTTTCTGTGCCAAAAATGATTGCAAAACTGAAAGATGTTGGCCCCAAAGGGTCTTCAATAATTACTTAAAGGAGCAACGGGCATGTGTGGACTAGGTGGTGGCGGAAACAGTAGTGCGGCGGCACCGTTGATTGCATCGACTTCAAGCCGTGAAGCGGTGGACCAAGGTGAAATTCAAGCCCGCATGCGTCGTGCGCGCGCCGGCGCGGCTGCGCAGATCTTGACCAGCCCAACGGGTATTCCATCAACGCCACAAATGGGCAAGGTGGCGACATGAGTGCCGGCGGCCAACTAAATGGTGGCGTTGGTGCGCTTCCGAAGGATCCACGTGCCAAAACAGCAATGGCGCGTTGGGACGAATTGAAATCAGACCGTGGCGATTTTGAAGCGGATTGGGAAGATATTGCCCGATTGATCCGGCCGCAGCGTGGCGGGTTTAAGTCCGGCGATCATTCAACGCGCCGCATGGAAAAGCCATTGAGTTCCGCGCCGATCATAGCGCAGCAAAACCTAGCGTCTGGTCTATATGGCACTTTGACCAACCCCGCCAACAAATGGTTCGGTGTAAAGACCGGCGACGACGAATTGAACAACAGCAAAGAAATGGGCATGTGGCTGGATACGGTAGGCAAGCGCTTATTGGCCAGTTTCCGACCTTCCATGTCGCCGTTTTACGATGCCACTATTCAGCTGTTTTCCGATGTTTGTGCTTTTGGCAATAGCGTCCAATATGACGAGTTGATTGCAGAAGAACGCAAAATTATGGACCAAACTTTGTCCCTGGCAGAAGTGGTTTGGGACATTGATGCGTGGGGCCGCGTTGTCGAATTGGTGCGAAAGTTCAAGTTGACGCCAAAGGCGGCCGCAAAGATGTTCGGCTTGGACAACTTGCCACCAAAGATCCAAGATCTCTACAATAAGTCAAGCAAGGACAAGGTTTGGTTTTATCACCATGTCCTGCCAAACGATGATTACCGCGACAAGGCGCTTGGTCCGCGCGGCAAAAAGTTTTTATCGCACTATGCCACAGAAATTGAATGCGCGATTGTTCGTGTGCGTGGCTATAAGAATATGCCGTTTCATGCGCCGCGTTGGGAAGTTGAAAGCGGCATGACATGCGGCACCGGACCAGGCTTTGTGGCGCTTGCGTCAAGTCGGGTGCTGCAGCGGATGGATGATGCCACATTGCGCGCCGCGCAGCATGCGGCCGACCCAACCAAACTTGCGCCAGACCGCGACACATGGGCGTTGAGCGGGAAGATGCGGCCAGGTGGAATGATCTATGGGGGTGTTGACGCGCGAGGCAACCCGCTGATCCGGAATATGGAAAGCACAGGCAATATCAATCTGACCTTGGCGGAAAAGGAACAGAAAGTCAGTGAAATCCGCGATGCCTTCAATTGGTCATTGATGAATTTGGCCGGTCGAACAGGTATGACAGCAACCGAAGTTATGACGATCCAAGAGGAACGCCAGCGATTGATGGCACCACATCTTGGCCGGATCCAGCATGAGTTTTTGCGGCCGAAGGTTGAACGTCGATTTGAAATGTTGTGGACAGCTGGTCAATTGCCACCACCACCACCCGAGGCGGCAGGGATGGAATTGCAGATTGATTATTTGTCAGCAGCGGCAATGGCGCAAAAATCAGCAGAGGGCACGTCAGTTGTCCGGATCCTGCAGGATTTGGCACCGCTTGCGCAGATCGACCCGCGCGCGATGGACCGCATCAATATGGATGGTGCGGTTGAGGCGTTGCATGAAGCGCGTGGCGCGCCGTCTGGCATTTTGGTGTCACGCGAGGAAGCCGACAAAAAAGCGCAAGCGCGAAATGCGGCGCAACAGGAGCAAATGCAATTGGATCAAGGAACCCAAGCGGCGGCGATGGCCAAGGATGCAGCAGCGGCAGGGGTGATTTGATGTTTCGGAAACTTTGGAACCCACTAAGCCTTATCAAAGCAGCTGTGCCGGTCGAGGCGGTGGCATTGGAAAAAATTGACCGTTGGTCACAAGTGTTTAACGACCAGCCAAAACTATGCACAGACATTATTGAGTTGGGAGGGATCTTGGAGACGCGCGAGGAAGTCTATGAAGACGGCTATGTTGTGCGTGATCCAATTGACCCAACCCGCGCAATTTACGAACAAGGCCAGCGCGACATGGCCTTGAAACTACTGGCCCTTGGTGGCCTTTCACACATCGAGTTAAACAGCCTCATGAATAGGAATACACAATGAAATTTTGGCAATTGATGAATGGCACGGCAATCTTGCGGGCAATGGCGGATGAAGGTGGCGCAGGCGCTGGTGGCGCAGGCGCTGGTGACACGGGCGCTGGTGACACGGGCGCTGGTGACACGGGCGCTGGTGATGCAGGCGCTGGTGATGCAGGCACTGGTGATGCAGGCGCTGGCGCAGCTGATAAATGGTGGGAGGGTGAAGTTTTCAACGATGCAACCCGCGCGTCATTAGTCGCAAAGGGTTGGACGTTGGACGATCCAGTTGCCGCGCTTGGCAAAATGTCGGAAAGCTATGTTGCAATGGAGAAGATGGCGCAGGCTGCAAAGTCCGACCCAGACACAATCATGCTGCGGCCTGGTAAAGATCAAACACTTGCAGAATGGATGCAACAGCAGGGCGATATGTTTGGCGTACCCGAAAAGCCAGAAGGTTATGAAATTGCGCAACCCGAAAGCTGGCCAGAGGGGGCGAAGTGGGACACCGATTTGGAAAACGCAGTTCGTCAAATCGGTGTTGAGGAAGGCATTCCAGGCGCTGCAATGCAAAAGTTGGTTGATCTGCATGCCGGTCAAATTGCCAAAACCCTTGGTTCGGCCGAGCAAGATTTAGGTGCAGCCACAGCAGAAATGCAGGCAAACTTAAAGAATGAATGGGGCGCTAAATACAACGAAAAGTTGGTGGGTGCGCAACAGGCAGCGTCAGTTATTGCGGAAGCGGCGGGCTTGGATGCTAACGCAATGCAAGCTATTGCGGGCGTGTTAAAGCCAGCAGTCGGTGATGCTGGCACAATGCGCATGTTTGCGGCCATTGCGGATATGATGGGTGATGATGGTGTGTTGGGTGCCGGCCTTGGCGGCAAAACCTTGGGCACGACACCGGCGGAAGCGCGGCAGCAATTGGCGGCATTGCGCGCACCAGATGGTGATTATGCCAAAGCAGTGGCGGCAAATAACAAGCCAGAAATCGCACGGCTTGCTAAAGACATTGAACGTTTGTCCAAATTGGCAACAGGTTCATAACCACTTTCATATTGGCTTGATAGATGCCCGCGCTTGGATTGATGCCAGGCGCGGGCATTTTTTTATTGATCTTCGCGTGAAAATGCGCATGTATCTATGGCATCGGGTAACCCAAGGTGATTGGGTCCGGTTGAAGCCTGGCAAATACCAGCGATGTGGCCGCGTTAAGGCAAGGGTAAGTCCGATATGTCGGGTAACTTTTCCGAAAACTCACAATGAAAACAGTTTTTAGAAAGGGACGATTATGTCCGTAGATGCACGCGCAGAGGCGCACCACATTGAAACCTACACTGGCAACGTTCAGATGGTTGCTCAACAACTCAATCCACGTATCCGGCCACACGTAACTGATGTGACAGGCGTGGGAAAAGCGATGGACGCCGCTGATCTAGTCGGCAAAGTTCACGCTGTAGAGACCGGCGGTCGTGATCGTCGCAACATTGACAACGCAATTGACGGTTCGCGTCGTTGGCTGATCTTGCCAAACCCGATCAAGTCTGGCCAGTACGTTGACCAGCAGGAGGTGCTTGAACGCGCGATGGATCCAACATCAAAATATGTCAAAGGGCATACATCGGCCGTCATGCGTGGTGTTGATGATCGTATCATGGGTGTGCGCCGTGCGGCTGAAGGACGCTATGAGTTGCGTGAAGGCGGTATTCTTGGCGGCGCAATTGATGGACGGACACCAGGTAGCGGTTCGCGCGTCATGTTGCCGACCGATTGCTACACGCCAGCCGCAAGTTCTGGTTTGACGTTGCGCAAACTGAAAGATGCGAAGCAACGTTTGAACACTGATGAATTTGGCATGGACGATGGCGATGAAATGTTTTCTGCCATTACGCCGGCGCAGGTTACAGACTTGTTGGATCTTGCCGACGGTGATGGTACATCGCTCAACGCATTTCAGCAGCGCCAACTTGAAAATGGCGTCCCAACACCACTTATCGGGTTCACATGGGTTGTGACAAATGCGCTACCCTTTGATGATGCGGGAAACCGCATGTGCCCGATTTGGTCAAAGGCAAATATCGTGGCGGGTTTCTGGGAGGAAATCAACGGCAAGATGTGGAACGATACGTCAGCTGACAACACGCCGTATCTCAAGGCGCAAGCGCGTGTTGATGCGGTGCGGGTCGAAGACAAGGGCGTCCAAGTCCTTCTCTGCCAGGAATAATGATCTAGGCCGGTTCGCCGGCCTTTATCCCTACCATTCATTGAACAGGAAATAAGATATGCCCGTTACAAAAAACACTTCCAATCTTTTCAACGACGACCAACTTGGTGAAGCGACGGTGGATCCACTTATCCGTGCCGGCCGGCCACTTATGGCAACTGGTAAGGTGGCAAACGCCGCTGATGATCTGGCCACGTCCAAATACAAGCTGGTGACGTTGCCGTCTGCATGTTTGCTGCATGAAGATACGAAATTTGACGTTGATGGTTGGGGTTTGGCCCAAGTGAGCGTTGGCACCTTTGATGATGCAGACGCGCTATTTTCGGTCGCAACAAGCGCAAACGCCGTTGTTCAGCCAATCGCCTTTGGCGATGCCAACTATGATCTGCGTCTTTGGGAGATCTTGGGGATGGCCGAAGATCCAGGCGGCTTTATCACTCTTTACGCCCATGCAGTTGCGGATGCTACAGCGGCCGGTGAATTGAAATTTCAAGTCGTTTCGATCCAAAACAACTAATCAAAAAGGGGGGGCGGTTTCGCCCCTTCTTCCCCTCTATTTGATGGATTTTGCGCATGCCGGTTTCAATTGCAACTTCAACAATACTGCAGCAAGCGTTTAGGTTCATAGAATTTCCAGCAGTCAGCAGTTTGTCAGATGATGAACCGGCGGTTGTTCAAGCGGCGCTTGAATACGACACCGCACTTGGCATGGTTCTGGAAACGGAAGATTGGTTTTTTGCATCAAGATCCGCGTCAATTTCAAAACTGACAGATAGCCCGATCACGCTTGCAGATCCACGATTTCCCTATGCGTTTAACCTGCCAACAGATTGTGTTCTTTTGCGCGAGGTTGTCGATGATGCGGTAAAATTTCGGTTAGACGAAGGCGGCATGTTGCGTTGTGATGCTGATGGCCCGTTGGCGATCCGATACACGCGAACAGTTACGAATGAAAACGCGATGCCGGCAACAATTCGTATATGCGTGGCGCTGCAGCTGGCCGTACTGATGGCACCAAACTATATCAAGGTGCAGTCCAAGCAAGATCGTTTGGAAAACCGACTTGGCGCATTGATTGCAAAGTTTGCAAAAACGAATGCGAAAACTGCTTCAACCGAGGACTACCACGATAACGACAGTAGCGATTGGGTGACGGGTGCAAAGCTATGACCCGCACAAGCCCAATCCAGGCGTCAATGTCGAGCGGTGAAATTTCACCGCTTTTGCATGCGCGCTATGATTATCAACGGTTTCAAACTGGTCTAAAGGTTTGCCGTGGATTTTTGCCTTTGCTGCAGGGTGGTGTGACCAGGGCACCTGGCACATGGTACAGAGGCCAGACAAAAGACAATGCCCGCGCGCGTTTGATCGACTTTGAGTTTGCGGAAAATGATGCGGTAACTTTGGAATTTACAGATGGGGTCATGCGCGTTTGGCGCTATGCGGATCTTGTTCAATCCGGTGGACAGCCGTTTGAGTTGGTCACGCCATATCTTGAAAGTGATTTGGACAACCTGCAGTGGGTCCAAGCTGCAGACGTGATCTATATTGTTGACGGCCGCCAAGCGATGCAAAAGTTGTCGCGGTTCGCGTTGGACAATTGGACCATTGCGCCGGCCGAGTTCAAAGACGGGCCTTTTCGTGTGGAAAGTTCAGATGATGCGGTGACGGTGCAGGCCAGCGCGCAAACGGGGTCAATTACTCTAACAGGCGTCGGGGATCCGTTTGCGGCAAATATGGTTGGAACGTTGTTGCGTTTGCGACCAGCTGACAATCGTGATGTTGCATTGTGGGTTGGCAATCAGGCAATTTCGGTTGGTGATTTGCGCCGATACGATGGCAACACCTACAGGCTAATTTCTGGTGACAATACCAAGGTAAACCCACCCGTCCATCTTACAGGTCAAAGCAAAACAGACGGTGAAGATGATGTTGTGTGGGAGTTCGTCAACGATGATGTGGGCGTGGTTCGCATTGCCACATTCACCGATGCAAACACGGTCCAGGCAACGGTTATCCAAACCGTGCCAAGTCAATGTGTGACCCAGCCGACAAGGTTTTGGGCCGAGGGTGCTTGGTCCGCACGGCATGGTTATCCAGCAGCAATTGAAATCTTTGAACAGCGGTTGGTGGCGGCTGCGACAAGTTCAGATCCGCGCACGGTGTGGTTTTCGGGCATTGGGATCTTTGATGATTTTGCGCCGTCAGTCAGTGCGGATGGATCTTTTGCATACGACATTGCCGGCGACGGTAGCCGAAACAGAATTATTTGGTTGCGGCGCGGCAAAAACGGTTTGCACGTTGGCGCATTGGGTGAGGAATATTCGTCAGGATCCACAAGCAATGACCAGGCCATTGGGCCAACAACAACGCGATTTGATATTGACAGCACGTATGGATCTTTGCCGGTGCGACCGATTGCGCCAGACGGCAAGCCGATATTCATAACCAAAGACGGTTCGCGCTTGATCGAATTGGCCTATGCGTTTCAAAGCCAAGGGAATGATGCCAAAGTGTTGTCCTTGCCGTCCGAGCATTTGGGACAAAACGGGTTTGTTGAAATCGTCTGGCAGTCGGCGCCATTACGGTTGTCTTGGATCCGCATGAAAAACGGTGATTTGGCCGTGATGATTTACGACACCAGCGAGGATGTTTTGGGCTGGGCGGTGTATCCACTAGCCGGTGGTTTTGTCGAAAGCATGGCAGTTTCCGCAGGCTTGGATGCGTCTAGCGATACGTTGTCATTGTGTGTGCGTCGGGAAATTAATGGTCAGACGGTTCGTTGTTTTGAGCAGCAAGCGTTATTCTACGGGCAAATTGCCGGCAATACACCGATCCATGAAGCCAACCACCTTTTTGGGGCTGTGCTGTTTGAACCAGCGGTTAGTGAAACCGTCTTTGCGGTGCCTCATCTTGTTGGCGAAAGTGTCTACGCTTGGACCGATCAAGGCACAGAAGGTCCATTTGTTGTTCCAGCCAGCGGCGAAGTCACGTTGGAAAACCCAGCGGTACATGTAACCATTGGAAAGAATGACGACACGCAGCGCGCGCTAACATTGGACGTGATGGCAGCCGCGCGTGACGGTAGTTCGTTGGGCCGTGACAAAAGGGTTAATTCAAATTCGGGGATTGCGTTGCACAAAACTGCCGCCGGCCGCGTCGAAGTTATCACTCAAAAATTCGGTGAGGAAGAAAAGCGAAACGGCGACGTTGCGCTTTTGAAAGGTCCGATTGCCAGGGACCAGACCACGGCCTATTCTGGCCTGGTGCAAACAACTGCGATTAGTCGAAATGCGTCACAGGTGTTTTTTGAGTTCACGCCGGAAGGGCCGGCCCCGATCACTATTTTGGCCCTAGCGCCGCAAGTCGAGGAAGTAGGTGCATAATGTGTGAAATCGTATCAACCACGTTGATGGCTTTGGCGGGCGGTGGCGCGGCAACAGCGGCTGGTGCAACAGCAGCTGCAGCGACCACGGCAGCAACAACGGCCGCCACGCTACAAACAATTGGCACAATCGCGGGCATTGGTGGCGCTGTTTATAGCGGTGTTTCTGGTTATCAGACAGCCAAGCGCAATGCAGCGTCGATCAAAACGCAGCGCGAAACCGAAGCGAATTTGAGTGCTACACAAGATCAACGTGAGCGTGAAGGCATGATGGAAGCCATACGGGTTCAATCAGCACAACTTGCCGCGCGAGGGATCAACCTTGGCAGCCCAACAGCTGTTTTGTTGGGTGAAACCGCTGCGCGAGAAATGACGTTTCAAAGTCAGGCAACCCGATCTGGGGCTTTTGCGCGTGATGCTGAATTGTCTTTGGCTGGCCGTCAGGTTGAGGCGCAGGGCAAATTGTCGTTGTTGAAAGGTGGCGTTTCTGCAGTCACCAAGACGTTGAACGCCGCACCAGAAATTTGGCCGGAGTTGGTGGTATGAGTTTAACAATTCCAAAGGCTGGTGTTGTCGCCGGCCGCGCGCCGGCGCTACAGGAGCAGGGCGGTGTGAATGCTGGCGATTTGATGGCAGCTGCAGGCGATGCCGCTTTGGCCATTGGCACCAGTTTAGAAAATGACCGGTTGTCGCGTGAGGCACAGCGATTGCAGGTTGATATGTCGAAAGACTTTAACGATTTGCGGTTGGAAGTTCAGAAGGTTGGCAGCCCAGATCAAATTGATGCTGTATGGCAAAACGGCACCGCGGCTTTGCGTCAAAAATATCTTGAAGGGCAGCACGAAGACGGCCGGCCTTACGTTGATCCAAAGAACCAAGAACGGTTCGGGTTAGCGTTCGACGAATTGAACAACCGCCACGGCTATACCGTGGGCGCTGCAGCATTGCAGGCACGGCAATCCGAGCGTGAAGGGACGTGGGTGGAGTTTCAGCACCAGGCGGGGAATGCCGCTGCGTTGTCTACAGATCCAGAAATGCGGAATGTGATTTTTGCGCGCAGTGATGCGATGTTGGCCGATATGGTTGCAAGTAACACCATTACGGCCGAAGAAGCTGCAAAGCGCCGGCTTGCATTGCGTAGCGACGTTTCCAACGCGTCTGCGATTGAGGTTGTCTCAAATGATCCGCGTGGGTTTTTGATTGCAGCGGAAAATGGCGATTACGCGGATCTTGGTGCGGAAGCGGTCGCGCGTTACACAGTGCGCGCAAATGCGGCGATTGCAGCGGCGGATGCGGCGGCGGAAAAAGAAGTGGAGCGGGCGCAAACCGAAGCCACTAACGCGATTGGAAGCCAGTTGAAGGACTACCAAGCGATTTTTGATGCGGGCCGCGTCGTTGTTGATGAAGCGTTTTTGAGCCGCCCAGATGTGCAAGCCCATCCAGAATTTGCCAAAACACAGGCCGCACTTGGTTTGTCATTGGAAATTCCCGACTTGCCGCAAAAGTCGCCAGCGGAGTTGATGGCACTTATTGCTGATGAAAAAAACCGCCCTGTCACAAAGCCATTTGAAACCGAGCGTTTGCCAGTTCTTGAAGCCCAATTGGACAAAGCCCGAGCGGGATGGTCTGGAGATCCAATTGCATATGCCGCGACGGTGGGAATGCCGGTGCCCGAGTTGCCAGAATTTGATGCAAACAATCCAAGGGCTTTTTCGGCCGCGCTTGGCCAGCGTCAGGCGTTTTCACAACAGCTGGTTCAGAGTGGGTATGTCCAAAATGCGCGGGCGTTAACCGATGCAGAGCGCGCGCAAATCAATGATTTGGCCAATCCAAGTCATTCGCCCGAAGATCGTGTGGCGCTGGCGTCTGCAATCCTGCCGGCGTTGCGTGGTGTTGGTGTTGATAACGCCAACGAGATTGTAACCGACCGTGTTTTTTTGCACGTGGGCGAACAAATCGCGCGCGGTACTATTGATCGTAGCGTTGCGGTGGAAGCGTTCCGAGGTCAGCAAGTTATCGAAGAAGGCAACGTTGTGTTGCCGCCGGTGGCCGACAGAACAGAGGCGACGTTCCAAACGGTGCAAGATCTGTTTGGGCGTCTGCCTGGTGGCGAAAAGTTGCAATCAAGTATCGTGCAAACGGCCGATGCCATTTATGCCGCGCGTGTGCGTATCACAGATCCGACGGCCGATATTGACGAGGATCTTTACAGGCAGTCATTCCATGAGGCTATGGGCGGGTCTGGTCAATTTGATGGACGCAACGCGATGGGTGGCGTTCAAAATTTCAACGGTAAGCCAACGATTATGCCGCGCGGTATCAATGCAGATGCTGTTGACGATGCAATTGGATTTTTGGCTACGGAAGGCAATATGTCGGATGGGCTGTTAGATAGAACGGCCGAAGGTGGTGTTGGTGCGATTATGAGAGCGTCAAAGCCTGAAATCGCAACACAACGTCTGACGGCAATTTCAATGTCAGGAAAGCCGCCTATTATTGGCGGAAAGCCGGCAACTCAAGAAGATCTTGCGGATGCGGAATTGTTCGCCGTTGGTGATGATAGATACATTTTTGTTTTCCAAACGGCTGCAGGGCAACGTGCCGTCTATGATGAAGATGGCGAACCATACCAGTTCAGCCTGATGGGGCTATTGCGAGAGGTTAACCGTTGATTGAATTTCCACCAACCGATGTAAAATTGGCCTATCCAGAAATGACCGAGCCGGCACCGACCTTTGGGGAAACGGTGTCAGCTGGTTTCCAAGCCGAGCAGATCCAAACAGATAGTTGGGCGTTGCGTCAGCGTCGGGAAAATGCGGCGATGTGGGCGTTGGCCGATAAGATGGGCGGCCGTGACAGATCGACTTTTAGGAAGTTGATGCAAACGGGTCCGCAGATCCGCGCGGATCTATTTGCCAGAGCGCAGGACATGATGGCAGGCGTTCCCGATGATTTTATTGATGTGCCGCTTAACGAGGAAGATTTTCAAGCCCAGGTCGATGCGGGGTTGCGGGCAGAATACCAAGAGCAAGCAGATGTGCTTGATGCAAACACTGGCAATTTAGGTGCAGAAACGGTTGGCCGGCTAGGTGCTGGTGTCGTTGACGATAGCACGTTGTTGTCTTTGCCATTTGGCGCGGGCGCTGGTGGTGTCGTCAAATTTGCGGCCGTGGAGGGCGCATTGGGCGTTGCGTCAGAGGCGGTCACCTTGCCGCGTCAATTCGATATGGCCGAAACCTTGGGGTTGCCAGATCCAGATGTTGCCACGCAGTTGGCTTTTGCTGGCGGTCTAAGCGCTGGTCTTGGTGGCGTCCTAGCGGGCGGTGCCCGTTTTCTGCAGTATCGCAAAGATATTCGGGTTAGTGGTAGCGAACAGCGCCCCGAGGGCGTCAGTGCCGTTGACCATGAAAAGATGGTGGATGAAGGCACATTCCTTTTGGAAAATCCGCAGTTTGAAGGCGATCCGCAAACCTTTCCTGGTGATCGTGGAGAAGACGATTTGCCTTTGGGTGTCACTGAAACACCGAATGGTGAACCGCCTAAAATTGCAGACTTTGTGTTTACGCGCGGGGGCAATGCAAGTTGGGGAAAGAACCGTCACGGTTATGTTATGGGTCGGCTTATGAGTTCGGGAATACCCCCACACATTGCGGCGGGTTTCCTTGGCAATTTCATGGTTGAAAGTGGCGCTGGATTGAACACCAGGGCGGTGGGTGATGGTGGCGCAGCCTATGGTTTGGCGCAATGGAATGACCGCCGGCGCGCACTGTTTGCCTTTGCGAGTTCGCGGGGCAAGTCACCAGATGATGTGGACGTGCAGATTGATTTTGTTTTGCATGAGTTGCAAGGCAGCGAAAGCCGCGCCTGGTCAAAGATCCAACAGGCGTCTACGGCAGAGGAAGCGGCCGCGCTTATCTCAAAATACTACGAGCGCCCAGGTGTGCCACACATGAGCCGGCGCACCGGTTATGCGCGTGAAATCTGGAACCAATACAGCGGGGGCCGTGTGCCACGGTGGGATGGGGCCAATATCACACCAACCGGTGATGTGCCCACGTTTGGCGAAACTAGCAGAGGATACACCAGCGAAGGCACGGTGACGGCAGGTAACGATATGCGTGTTGATGTGCGCTATGAAGTGGTTGACGCCTCATTATTGCAACGCGCAAGTGGGGATCTGCAGCCGCGCGACCGGTCACGCAAATCATCGGACGAGCAAATTTCTGAAATTGCCGCTGGTTTGGACCCTGCCCGCCTGATGGCCTCACCGGAGGCTGACAGGGGCGCACCAGTCGTTGGGCCAGATAACATCATTGAAAGTGGCAACGGCCGTGTGGCGGCCGTTATACGCGCTGCAGAGCGCCACCCCGACAGATACGAGGCTTACCGCGCCGAAATTGAGGCCAATGGTTATGAAATTCCAGCTGGTGTTGAACGCCCCGTTTTGGTTGCGCGCCGCACGTCAGACCTTACGCCGGCCGCGCGCCAAGCGTTTGTGCGTCAGGCAAACACGTCTGCAGTTGCGCGCATGTCCGCGACCGAGCGCGCGGCAGCTGATGCGGCCGCTTTGTCAGAAGATACGGTGCGCATGTTTGATGGTGCAGCTGCAATTGGGTCACGCGAGAACAAAGCGTTTTCCACTCGATTTTTGAACGCATTGCCGCAAGCCGAGCGCAACGCATTGGTTGATGCGGCCGGCGCGTTGAACAAAGAGGGTGTGCAGCGGATCCAGGGCGCTATGTTTGCGCGCGCATTTGATGCGCCGGATATTATTGCCCGCTATGCGGAAACCAATGCCGGCGAATTGCGGGCGTTGGTGGATGCTTTGGGGCAGGCTGCGCCGTCCTTTGCTGCGTTGCGAGCAGATATAGCCGCCGGCAATGTTCGCGCTGACATGGATATTTCGGGGTATGTGTTGGACGCGGTGCGCCTGATTGGATCCGCGCGTGAAGTTGCGGGCAAGTCGCAAACGCCTGCCGCGCGCGTGATCGAAGAAATGTTGGGTGACATTGACCTATTGGAAGGGGCTGTTGCGCCGGTAACAATCGCATTGGTTCGGCGGTTTGTTCCAAATGGCCGTGCGGTGCCAGCAGATGAAATTGCCAGCTTTTTGACACGCTACGCAGAGGAAGCGCGTAAGGTCGGCACAACAGACGCCGGATTGTTCGGTGATGGACCAGGACCATTGCAGGTTTTGCAGGCTATCGACAAAGCAGCATTTGGTGACCTGCAGGAATTGGGAACAGTTCGTGGTGCTGGTGGTGATGCTGCGGAAATTGAAGTTGACGACCAGGCGCTTGAAATTTTCGATGGCGGTGCCGGATCCAAAGAGGTTCAAGAATTGGATGCGGCGGCTATTGATGCGATGCAACCTATTGAACCTTTGGCGGCTGGCGTCGAAGATCCAAACGCCGCGTTGCGCGAGGCAGCGGCCGGCATGGAAATGGAAATGCCAGATGGAACGCGCGTTAGCGTTTCAGAAATGCTTGATGATTTGGACGCAGATGATGATTTGGTTGCGGTCATTGAGGCTTGCACAATTGGAAAGGCCGCATAATGTCAGGTAATATTCATGATTGCATGCAAAGGGCACTTGATGCAGGACAAACGGGATCTGTTCGCGCGGCAGCAGCCATTAGCGAATATGACCAGTTGGTTGCGGGATTTGTGGGCTACATGCCTAGACCGCAGGCCGAGCAGGCGGCAGCGCGCGCATTGAAAGAGGCGTCAAGCGCGCGCGCCGTTTCGCGGCGGCACACAGTCATTGCGCAAGTCCAATCGACAGTTCGGATCAAAGCGTTGATGGATCAAGTTAGCGATCCAGCGACGGCTTTGAAGCTGTTATTGGAATATGACCCACGCGCAGCCGGCATTGGTTTTGATGGCGAAAGTGTCAGATCTTTGCAGGATGGTTTGATAAAGTCGGTCAATGCCAGCATGAGTGACGTTCTAAAAGCAACAGGCCGAAACTTGCTTGGATCCAATCGGGATCCTGCTTTGATGCGAAACCTAGTCAGAGAGTTGCACGGAGAGGCAACAAAGGACGCTACGGCTAAACAGCTTGCCGATGGGGTCAAGGCGGCCCAGGAGCGCTTGAGGAAGCTATTTAACGCGCATGGCGGTAATATTGGCAAGCTAGACAATTTCGGTGTGAGCCACAGCCACAATGTGGCGAAGATCCGAAACGCTGGTTTTGACGAGTGGTCCAGCTTTATTCAAGACAAGATTGATTGGGCGCGGATCACAAACAAAAAGACCGGCCAACCTTTTTCCGCAGCTGGCACAACGCCACCATTTGCTGATGTTGAAGTGTTTTTGCAGGACGTATGGAATGGGATCACGTCGCGCGGTTGGGATAGCCGTGACCCATCAATGGCAGTGGGTGGCAAGGCGCTTTATAACACCAGGGCGGAACACCGCGTTTTGCATTTCAAAAACG